AACTGGCTGTCCTCGGCGTTCAGCGCCATCGACTTCCAGTCCAGCCCCATCTCAAGGATCATCGGGCGGTGAGCATTACCAAGCCCGGTGTGACGCTCCTCAAAATCTTTCTTCAGGCGCTCATAAGCCTGATCTGACAGCGTCTGTTCAGTACGCAACACACCGGACGTCACCGCACCATTGCTGAACAGCCTGGCCCCGTGCTCTTCGGTCGCCGCTGCCAGCGATATTGCCTCGCGGGCATAGGCGACGGGATTCAGCCCCACCAGACCGTCCAGCGTCAGCGTGCGCACATGCCAGATATCCTCCTGGGTCAGCACATCCGTGGAACCGTCCGGGAATGTGACCTGATAGACCGGCTCCCAGCTACTGTTAAGCTTCGGCACCACACAGCCAGGATCGACGGGCAGCAGTTCAGCCACTTCGCCAAATGCTTTCACTTTGTAAGCATAAAAGTTTCCCCGCAGGCACAGACAGGTGACCACCAGCTCCCAGAACTCCTGCGGCGTCATATAGCCATTGGGATGCGTGGAGATCAGCTTATGCAGACGTTCGCCAGTGGCTCTCTGCTTCAGGCTGCCGTTCAGGTGATACAGGTTGCAGGGCAACATCCCGACCGACTCCGCCAGCACCCTGACGCAGGAAAAAACCGCCGTCAGTCGCATGGCCCGCTGGCTGCTGATCTGCTTTCCGGTATAGGTGTCATATGACAGCCCGATAGCAGCCGCCAGCTCTGCTGGCGTGGTCACCGGCGCGTCACTTTTTCGTTGAAATAATCCCGAAAAGAACACTATTTACCTCCGCCGACAGACGACTGTGTACGGTCGAGATATCGCGCCACCAGCCACGACCAGAACAGGCACAGCCCCCCGGCAACAACAAAACCCGCCGGGGGATAAATCAGCCAGGCACCATACGCCAGCAAAAGCGCACCCAGCACGCCCACCAGTGGCGCGAGAATTATCAGAAACATAATGACCTCGGTTAAAGCGAGCGGATGCCCACGCTGACCAGATGTTCAGACAGATCCGGCTCCGGTTCACCACCATTGACCAGCATCCGGCTCATTGCTGTAAACATCGCAACAGGGCCGTCGATTTTGGCTTCCGGCGTGGATTTATTCGGGAAGATGTTGTCGTTTTTGTCCGGTTTTACCGTAACGTTAGACATCATCCAGTTCATGACCGGATGATTGCTGTGATGGAAACGCCCGGCATAGACCAGTGATTCCGTTTCCTTCATGGCCTCTGACAGATTGCGAACCGTCTGCGGAACCTCCACCAGCGGTATCCCTTCTTCAGCCAGTGCCAGGCTGAACTGCATCGCGCTCCACGGGTCAAATCCCAGTTCCCTGAGATTTTCACCACCAATCCATTCCAGTAAGTCACTTTTTATCTGAGCATGATCGATAACATCACCATCCGTCAGAATCAGCTTATCCATCTCCGCCCACTTCCGGTAAAGTTCTGCCTGCTGCCGCGAGCATCGTTCCAGCCGTCCTTCCGGGAGCCAGAATTTAAAATCGGCATGAACATGCCCGTTATCCGTTCGCCAGAGTTTTGCCGCCGCACAGATATCAATCTTATGAGCAAGGTCAACGCCGACCCACATGGGATACGTTTTCAGCTCATGTCGTGGGGCAATGTATTCGCACTTCTCCCACTTAATCATGTCCATCCAGGCAGACTCTGCTGTTACCCACACATTCATGTGTTTGGTAAAAAAATTCACCCGCGCAGAGACCTGTTCTTTCGCTTTTTTCGCCAGGCGACGCAGATCATCCCAGCGTTTACAGATGCCCAGGCCGGGATTCGCTTTCTGCCAGACCGTTTCATCAAACGGATCATCTCCCTCATCGAGGGTGTAAATAATCGCAAAGTAGGAGTCGTCTTTTACCGCGCCCTCCACGTCGCTGTTATAGCCACGCAATACCTTGATGGCGTAATCACGCTGCTCGTAACAAATCCCTTCCTTGTTAAACCCTGCCGTGGTGATACCAAATAAAAGGGACTGCAGACGGGCACCGGTTGCCGTTTCCAGAACGTCCCACACGTCACGGGTTTTATGTGCATGCAGCTCATCAATAATGGCGCAGTGGATGTTCAGACCATCCAGGTTGTTTGCATCCGAAGAAAGCGGTTCAAATTTTGATGCGCTCTGCTCCTGGTAAATCGCCAGCTTGTTGAAATCAAACAACCGCCCGAGTGTCGATCGGGCTTTTCTGACCATATTTTTGGCGTCTTCAAACACAATTCTGGCCTGATCACGCGTGGTTGCGGCTGAATACACCTCAGCCCCGCCTTCACCATCTGCCCCCGTCATATACAGACCAATACCCGATGACAGGGTTGATTTTGCGTTTTTACGGGCAACTTCGTTGTAGGCTGTCCGGAACCGGCGCACCATCACCGGGCGTCCGCTGCCATCGCTGCGCATGACAACTTCCCCGGTTTCTTCATTCACCAGCGGAATGACAAAACCAAAAATATTAATGAGGATAAATACATGCCAGTCCATCAACTCAATGGGCTGGCCTGCCAGCGCCCCTTTCACATGGGGCACAAATTTGTAGAAATTCAGGATGTGCTGCGCACGGGGTTCACTGAAATAAATCCCCCGCTCTTCGCCGTACTTCAGATCATCAAGAAAACGCTGGCAGGCCAGACGGACAAATTCGCCAGCGACAATTTCTCCTGCAATAACACGTTCGGCGTAGCGGATCCCGTCAGCCACTTTTGCCATCAGTCTCTCGCTTTTAAAAGCTCCGCCAGCGGATCAACATCATCCGGTCCGGCGGTATTTACTTTCGCCCGGCTTGCCGGTGACATACCAAACTCTGCAAGCATCGCCCGGATCCGCTTCCAGGCATCCGCCTTCATCGCAGCAGCCGGGTGTGCCTTAATCAGCACATCACCGTTCTGCGTTTCCGTGCGGTAGGTATAACCCTCAGCATCGAGTGTTTCACAGTGATGCCGGTATTCGGTGTAGGCTTCCACCAGTAACTCGAGCGCACGTGCATCGAGCTGAGAAATGATCCCTTCCGCATTCAACTCTTCCGCCATTCGCCTGAACCAGTACTTCCCCTGCGCCCCTAAATGTTGCGGAATTTTAGGAAGACCTTTTTCGTCCTTTTTAGCGGTTTTTTTGGGGTCTTTAACGGGACGTTTTGAGGGGTTGCCTCGTATCAAATGCAGGCGTGGCGGGGTTTTCGGGGGTCCTGACATAATCGGTTTTACCTATCAATCGTTTAATCACATTCCCAAAAAAAAGTTTTCGAACCTGCGGCGATGCGAGGAAGGGTCAGGCGGCGGTACTGAGCTGCCAGGGCTGCAGAGATTTGACCCGCCCCCTCTCCTACAGATGGGAACTGTTATCAATTGATGCGTTCGCGCGCTGTTTTTGCTTTATGGCAGAGCCAGCACAGACTCTGCAGGTTACTGTCTGCATCCGTGCCACCATGAGCTTTCGGAATGATGTGGTCCACAGTTCTGGCTTCAACGGCTCTCCCATTGCGCAGGCAGTTCTGACACAGATGATTATCACGCTTCAGTATGCGCGCACGTATGGCATCCCATTTCGAGCCATAGCCACGCTGGTGGCGACTCAGTCCGCGTTGATGCTGTACCCATCCTTCGCCACGATGTTTATCGCAGTAACCAGAACTGTCTGTGGTTGTACCTGCACATCCACGCTTACGGCAGGCGCGTGGGATTCGTGATGGCATAAATACCTCATACCCTGCGAAATGTTTACCACGATAAAAAGGCTACTTAATGCATTGAGTGCGGATATACTCCTGTGCCCCTTCCAGTTGCATCTGCATCGTCATCAGCCGCTCTCTGAGGGTGAAATAATCCCGTTCAGCGGTGTCTGCCAGTCGGGGGGAGACTGCATTATCCACGCCGGAGGCGGTGGTGGCTTCACGCACTGACTGACAGACTGCTTTGATGTGCAACCGACGACGACCAGCGGCAACATCAGCGCGCAGAGTTTCATTTTCAGCTTTCGCATTGGCTAATTCTCTCGAGTACTTTGCATCGAGCGCAGCAACATCACGCTGACGCTGCTGCATGTCAGCGATGGTGGCGTTCGCCTGCTTCAGCTCACTGACTTTTTTATCACGCTGTTCTTTGTAGGCAATGGCGTTATCACGGTAATGATTGACCGCCCACGACAGGCAGACGATGATGCAGATAACCAGAGCATAAATAATCGCGGCGACTCTGCTCACTGATCTATCCCCCAACAGGCTAATGCGCTTTCCTGGTCACGACGAATAACCTGTCCATAGCAGTTATTTGAACGTATGCGGCAATCGCGCCCACCATCTTTTATCCACCAGCGAATCGCCTCGCATGCGCCCTTACGATCACCGGCATTCAGCCGCTTATAAAACGTCGACGGGAAACACTTACCGGGGCCAATGTTATAGGGACAGAATGATGCGATACCGGCTTTCTGTGGCTCGGTCAGTGGAACTTTAATATTGCGCTCCACCCATGCCAGCGCCTTATCACGCTCAATGGCATTAACCTGAGCGCATTTTTCCTTCGACAGTTTCATACCGGGAAAAACGGGTTTTCCATCCACCACCGTGGCCCCCCGACAGATGGTCCATATGCCGGAACCATCGCGGTATGCCGCTGTGTGGTTACCTTCTTTTTCGTCCAGAAACTGGTCGAGTATTTGAGGAGCAGACGCGCCTGCAGCAATCAGCGCCAGAACGGCTGCTGACAGGCCGTATTTGATATTAGCATTCATGGATATTTATCAGGATTTATCAGTTTCTAATCTCTAGATATGTTAAGCACTCAGACCGTCAGTGGTGGATACTGGCGTGTGTAATAAAGGGGGGATGGCTGATTACCTCTGATAAGGGAATGTAACTATGAACGGTATAGATCCATTCAAACCAATCAGTAAGCAACTTGATGTGGTATTACCACAACTGACAAAACACAACGACCTTCTGGATAAAGTGTTGCCTTTTTATATTGCTGTTACCGCAAAATTATCAGGTAAAACTCGAGAAGAGGTTCTCAAATATAACATGCTGGCTTTAGAAACAATTTTTGGCTCAGAAAAAGCGGGAAAATCACCCAAAGAGCTGGCAGAATCTCAATTTGCTTATATGACAAATATAAGAGTATCCGAAATCTTTGATAAGCTACCAGACATTGAATAATTTCTAAGCGGCAGTAATGCCGCTTTATATTTTTTCAGCCAAATCTCTCAAGAACTGTTTGGCATGTTTTACCGCAGTAACTTCATAATAATCCAAACCAGCCCCTTCAAGTCGCTCAAGGTTGATGTTCAGATCAAAAATTTCACCGGCAAAACGTTCGTTGTCCTGTAACGTTAAGATTACCGTAACTTTATTCTCAAAATTGCGGATCCCTTTCACAATCAGTTCATATTTTTGAGTCATTGAATTACTCTCCCCGTGCAGCCTTACGTTTGTCTTCTCTGATTTTGAAGTACAGATTTGTCAGATAAGTCAGGAAGCCCAGAACCAGACTCCCCAGTACACCAATCGCAGCCCACTGTGACGGACTGACCTGATCAAGCCACTGTAAAAACCAGTAGCCAGCACTGCCTGCGGAGGTGCCGTAGGCAATGCCCGTTGAAATTTTGTCCATGGATTTCATAGCCTCACCTCCGCAAATAACGGATGGCGTAGTTTTACACTGAGAAATGAAAGGGATTTGAAAAGAAAAAACCGCAAAAGCGGGCGAAACAATATATACAGTAAGGGAAGCACTCTATCCAACAAACCACCCACAGTTAATCGGAATAAAGCAGAGTGCTTATGAATGATCGCCTGCCCGAAGGTTAGTATTTCTGCACAGCAATTTTGCAAAAAAAAGCGATCATTCATAACTTAAACGTCTTTCAGTCACTCCGGGATTTCCCATCATCGCAGACTGAAAGACTCTAACTGGAGCGGGCAGCGGGAATCGAACCCGCATCATCAGCTTGGAAGGCTGAGGTAATAGCCATTATACGATGCCCGCATATGGTGCCGACTACCGGAATCGAACTGGTGACCTACTGATTACAAGTCAGTTGCTCTACCTACTGAGCTAAGTCGGCACTGGACCGCCACCGGGGACTCGAACCTCGCACACTCAACTTAAAGGGTTGACGCTCTTTCCTGATGAGCTAGTGGCGGTTGGTGGCCCTTGCTGGATTTGAACCAGCGACCTGGCGATTATGAGTCGCTCGCTCTCACCACTGAGCTAAAGGGCCG